TACAATGTCAAATTCAGGGACGAATATGGCCCTATGATACTGGCCTGTGATAGTACATCCTGGCGTAAGGAAAAGTACCCTCAATACAAAGCAAAGCGTAAATCATCCCGTGAAGAATCACCTCTCGATTGGGGCAAGTTCTTTGGGTTTCTCAATGGCATCCGTGATGAAATTGCAGCAGAAATGCCTTATCCCGTAGTTCACGTGGACCGCGCAGAAGCAGATGATGTAATTGGTGTACTAGTAGAATCTACTCAAGAATTTGGCCAAAACGAGCCAGTCATGATTGTTTCTTCTGATAAAGACTTTATTCAATTACATCGTTATTCAAACGTCAAACAGTTTAGTCCTATGAAGCGCAACTTCTTAAAGGTCGACGATCCTGTTTACTACAAGTTCGAACACATCTGTAAAGGCGATGTAAGTGATGGTGTACCAAACATGCTCAGTGCTGATAACACATTCAGCGATGGTTTGCGTCAAACACCTCTGCGTACTAAAAAGATTCAAGAATGGTACAAAGCATATCCTAATCTGTGCGATGAAGATGTAATGACACAAGAGCAATATAGAAACTATTGCCGTAACAAACTTATGATTGACTTAGATTGTATCCCTGCAGATATTCAGTCTAACATCATGGATAAATATAAATCTCAACAAGGCAAGAAAAACATGAAAGTCTTGAATTATCTAATAACCAAAAGATGTAGTTTGCTTGTAGAATCAGCAAAAGACTTCTTTGTTAACTAAATCTAAATTATGGAAAAACCAACATTTCAAAAATATATTCACGAAGTATTCGAAGAGGTATGTAAACTTGAAGATCGCAATGATCGTATCGAGTACTTAAAGGAAAACGCGTTTAAGCAAGTAAAGACTGTTTTACAACTTTGTTATAATGATAAAATTCAATTGTCGTTACCTAAGGGTAGGCCTCCATTTGAAGAGTGCCCTGAAGGCCGTGAGCCTGCACCTCTCGCTAATGCGTTTAAACCTATAGGGATGTGTGTAGTAACGAATAAAATTTCTCAAATAAAAAAGGAAAAAATCTTTATTGGTATTTTAGAACAAATCCACGAAGAAGATGCTAACATACTATGCGCTGCTAAAGATGGAACTATCACAAATCTTCAAAACAAGAAGTATCGCAAAATTACAAAAAGTCTCGTTGAAGCAACATTTCCTGAATTGCTAAAATAGTGTACAAACTGCGTAACTATGTTATAATTATATTATGAATGTATTTGTACTCAATAAAGATCCAGTAATCGCTGCTCAAGAACACTGCGATAAACACGTAGTAAAAATGATTATTGAATCTGCACAAATGTTGTCAACTGCTCATCGCATGCTTGACGGCAAGGCAGAAAAACGCCGTTCAGTATCAGGTAAAACAATTCAACAATACTACGCTTTGTCTGATGACCGCGAAAATGTACTTTACAAGGCAGTTCATAAGTATCATCCTTGTACAGTATGGACTATGGAAACGCTCGAAAACTATCGTTGGCATTGGAAGTTGTTTGATGCCCTATGTGATGAGTATACATATCGCTATGGTAAAGTTCACAAAACAGATCAAATTCTTCGTAAAGAATTGTTCGATGCACCAGCAAATATTCCAAATGGCAAACTGACTAAGTTTCCATTGGCTATGAAATCAAATCCAGAATGCATGTTTGACGATCCCGTTAAGTCATACCGTGCCTTTTACAAAACAAAACAAGAAAGATTCAATATGGCTTGGTCAAAACGTACTACTCCACATTGGTTCATCGCCTAAAAATTATGTTATACGATTACACATGCAGTAAGTGCGGCGTTATATGGGAAGAACAACACCCTATGGACGATCGCGATATCAATGTTGGAAAACCTACACCTAAAGAATATTGTAAAGACTCTAAAAAGTGTGAAGGATTGGTTGAAAGGTCAATGACTGCACCAGGATTAAGTTTTGAAGGCTCTGTAGGAACGATTAAACGAGCAGGATCTGAATGGAATGACGTTCTCAAAGGAATTAAAAAAGCATCTGGAAAGGACAATACAATTGAACACTACTAAATTTATACATGAAAACGTCGATCTTGGCTATCAAGATCTTAAGGCTGAAACACTTAAATCAGGGCGTACTTACGTTACGCCGGAAGGTGAAAAGTATCCTTCGATTACGACTGCACTTGGTTATAGGGATCGTTGGAAGTGGGCTAAGTGGCGTAAAAGTATTGGTGAAGAAGAAGCTAAGAGGATCACCCGTCATGCTACAACACGTGGAACCGCAGTTCACAATATTGCCGAAAGGTATATCAATAACGAAGAAGACTTTATCCGTACACCAGGCGATAAAATGCCGCATGTTCAATATAGTTGGAACACATTAAAAGAAGTAATTGATGATAACGTAGGTAAAGTCTATATGCAAGAATGCCCTCTTTATTCAGATAAGCTTAAGGTTGCAGGACGAGTAGATTGCATCGCTGAATTTGATGGTAAACTATCCATTGTTGATTTTAAAACAGCTGGTAGAGTTAAAGAACGTAGCGAAATTAGTTCTTACTTTATGCAAGAATGCGCTTATGCTATCATGTTTGAAGAACGTACTGGAATTGCGATTGATCAACTCGTCACATTGATGGTAGTTGATGGAGATCCTAAGCCAATTATTTTTAAAGAAGACAAAGAAGATTGGATCGATCCTTTGATCGAAGAACTAACTTATTATTACGAAAACAGAAAATGAAACCTAAAGATCCAACACTTCCAAGTGATCCATTAAGCGATTTAAGTGAAGCTTGTTTTAGATTACTTGGAACACTACAAAATATTGAAAAAGAAGAACAGCCTGATCCTGAAGATTTTCAAACATCTATGCATAAGATGAGTGCTGCAATGCGAAAATTTATACAATGATTATATTAACAGATTGTGATGGAGTGCTCCTATCATGGGTTCACTCTTTTGAATGGTGGATGAAGCGTAAAGGCTTTAAGAAAAGTCCTCAGATTTCGTATAAGGTGTCAGAGGTATATGGCATATCAGACGATGAAGCTGATGTTCTTGTAAGACACTTTAACGAATCAGCAGCCATTGGTTTTCTACCTCCATTGGGCGATGCGATTAAGTATGTTCGTAAGTTACACGAAGAACACGGCGCAGTATTTCACTGCATTACATCTCTTGGTACAGAACCTTATGCTCAACGACTACGTGAAGAAAATCTAAAAAGAGTATTTGGAGAAACTGTTTTCGAAAGAATCGAGTGCCTCGATTGTGGAGCCGATAAGACAGAAGCGCTAAAGAGGTACGAAGATTCAGAATTCATATGGATTGAGGATAAGCCTGAAAACGCTGAAGTAGGAGCTAAGCTCGGACTAAAGTCTTTTCTCTTAAATCAACCATACAATAAATATTATAACGTAAACGATAACGTAACTCGAGTAAAAAATTGGAAAGATCTATATGAGTGGATTTGTTGAAAACACCTTAGGAATAATATATAACGTCTGTTTTATCGGATGTTTTTGGCCACAAATAATAAAGTCTATTCGAACAAAATCAGTTGAAGACGTGAGTATAGGTCTATGTTTTATGTCTATAATCGGCTATGCTGCAGCGTTAGGATATGCTGTCTTAAAGTTTGGCTTTGATTATTGGCTATGTCTGAACTATATCTTTAGTGCTATATTCGTTATAGTGATGATTTGCGTATACTACAAATATAAAAAATAAAATGTCCCCACTTAAAAAACGAATTCAAGAAATATTTGAAGAAAAAACCGCTCAGTTCGAAGCTGATGTCAAGAGTGGTAAGAAGAAACTAAGAGTACCAACTAAAGATTATATCAATAAACAAGGAGTACGAATAAGAGAATATACCGAATATGAAAAAATCAATGAATCAAAGAAACGCTGATCGTAGTCTTACGACAGCAGATAAAATAATAATGGGGATATTCGGCGTGTGTTTCGCTGTTGCCCTCTTTATGTGGTTAAGTTTAATATAATTATGAAAGACGCTATTGACAACCTACAGGAAAAGTGCTTTGCAATGCTTGGTACTATTAGTGTTCTTCATCACGCTGAGTCTCAGACCGATGAGCTTACAGCTAAATTTAATAAAGACTTGACAGAGCTTATGCAAGCTGGTTCTCAATTCTTTGCTCCACCACCAGAAAAATAATAATCATGCGAAGTAGCTCAGCGGTAGAGCAGGTGACTGTTAATCACTTGGTCGCTGGTTCGATCCCAGCCTTCGCAGCCATTTTGCATCCTTAGCTCAATCGGTAGAGCAGTTGACTTTTAATCAATTGGTTCGGGGTTCAAGTCCCCGAGGATGTACCATTTTCGTTTAGAGTAGTTAATTAGTATAAATAGTAAGTATGTTAACATTTCAAAAATATCTAAACGAGTCAGCTAAGTCTGACCAATATGAAAAAAATGTAGCAGATTATATTAATACTTTAAAAGGTGTAAACGCAGAGCGACCTAAGGTATCAGCTAAGTATGCAGACGTTAGACTAAAACGTGGTGGCACTACAACTTGGCTTGAAGTTAAGATGAATCATACTGATAATCTTTCTAATCCAAGAATCTTTTTTGACGGTAATAAATGGAATACCACGTATGATACTCCTGCTGCCAAATTCGCGGTCAAAAATATTAATAAATCGCAACAAGCCAAAGATTTTATTGCAGCAATTGCTAAGTTTTCAGGTATTAAAAAACCAAAGATTCCTACTACTAAAAGCGGTTTAAAAGATCCAAATGCTATACCGCTTGATGTGATGAAAAAATACTTTTCTCAATCTGGCATCAATCGATATATTATGTCAATCGATGATGTTAACTTGGGTAAGCTAGTGACAGATCATTATTTACTTGGTAAAGCTGAACCTGCGCAATATATGCAAGCAGCAGATGATTTTTATATGATTGGTAAAAGCAATCCATTAAAAGTACCGAATAACGTACCAGTTCTTTCTGGTACAGGACCATTTAAAATTCGTGTTGCTACCAGATCTCAGTTCTATGAAGTTCAAGCTGAAGTTAAGATTACGAAGATGCCTTCGTCAAAGTACTCGTTAAAGCCAGGGTCTAAAAAGAAAAATCCATTCGCTTAAATTATATTTACAAATTGTCATATATATAGTATAATTAGATCATGAAAAGAGAACAAGCCATAAAACACACGCAAACAGATATGTTAAATAAAATGCGTGATGAATACCTTACGAGTGACCGAGCTATTATTGTAGATATTGATAAAGAATCACAAGCAGTTACAATTGAAGTTACTCTCTTTAATCCTCTCGCGGATCGATGCTTTGATCGACTTGTAGAAGAAAAGCGTAATGAGTGGGTAGACGAATTTTTCAATGGCGAGAATGGACCAATGTTTAGAGATTATAAACTTATCCGCCACGGTCATTAAACTATGTAAATAAATTTCTGTACATTTAATTGAATACTATGCCAAAGGAATAAAGTCTTCGGACTCCTGCGGAGAAAGCTCGAACCCCTCCTGAAATAAATGAGGTAGACCCATAGCAGAACGGGAAGAGCCTGTTAGATTCAATTAAATCACTTTAATTTGGGGATGTAAGGGATTTCGACTTGTTCTTCGGAATGAGGACGCTGGTTCGACTCCAGCCATCTCCACCAAATATTATGAATAACTTATTAATTGAAATGGGATTTATTCCCGTTGCCTCTTTTACCGTAGAGAAAAGACAATACATTATTGAAATGACGAATGATGATTGTTTAGATTGGATAGAATCTATCTACGTACATACGCTTGATGACGAGATTATTCGTATCGGATCTAGTAAAAATAAACTGAAGGTTCGTTTTAGAAGTTGGGAGAGAGGCGTCACGAAAGCTTTGGAATTTAAAAATAGCTCAACGCCAATGTCTGAAGCGATACAGTGGGAGAGAATGTTAAAGAATAAGAAAGGCATATTGTATGCCAAAAAGGGAGACATGGTTCAGACATCTGTTGGAGAGATCAATACGTATCTGTCTGAAGAATCATATCTGATTGGCAAGCATTTGCCTAAAATGAATCGATCAAAGCATCGATAATTGCTCCCAATTTTGTGATTTTCGAGAAGCTTTTTCGAAAAAAGTCCTAAGTGACTGACCGCCAATAGTATAATATCTATGTACAATTGTGTGATTTGTGGTATAATTAATACTGTAACCAACCAATAACAACAATATTAAAAAAACTATGGCTAATCTAACACAAAACGAAATGAAATCTCTTTACTCTCTCTTTGCTAAAATGGACCGTGAGGATCTTGATCAT